ATGGTGGTGGTAAACAATATATCGATGAATGTCCTATTTGCCTAGAACAGGACCATCGGCACCACTTTGTACAACCATGCGGTCATCTTTTGCATGACGAATGCTTTTTGCAGTGGTGTCTACACCAACACCATCCCGAGAGACCGCCCCGGTGTGTCTTGTGCCAGACGACGGTAAAGGGGTTGCGTATCGACAATGTATTTATTCCGTGGGACACGTGGATGAAAAAATCACTGGAACATAGGTTCCAAGAACGTTTCATGAAAGGTGGTACCTTGTATTTATTGGTGGATGAAAAAACACTGCGCGCTCCTATTGTTCCGTCGACGACCGTGAAATCATGGAAATTAGAAGTTTTGGGGTCGGTCAAAACGTTTTTCGAAAGAAAACAGATATCACGCCCCCTATACGAAGCGCTCCGGTATTTTATTTCCACCCTCCGCCTCGAGCACCTCCGCGAGGACCATTGCTACGAGGTCCACCGGTTTCCTGTGATGGGTATGCTGGGTATGGGAGGCCCCGCGTACCTAATGTTTTCCAAGTCCTCCTAACGCGTGTTCTCAAGTTTTTTTTACTTTTGCGAATCCAACAAAGACACGTTGAAGGATTACACCCTCGGAGGACGAGTAGAAAGAAAAAAAAAGTGAGGCCCCACCCACCTTTGATGAACTAGACGTATATAAAAAAGATGATTCTTATCGGAGTGTGCGGGAAAAAGTATTCGGGCAAGGATACGATGGCGGACTATTTAGTATCTCGGTACGGTTTCCAGAAAAGGAGCTTTGCAGGGCCTCTCAAGGACGCGTGCCGGCACCTCTTTCATTTTAGTGAGGCGCAGTGCCACGACCCACGCCAAAAGGACGTGGTGGACCCCCGGTGGAATATCTCGCCACGCCAGGCCTTTCAGATGGTGGGGACGGATTGGGTCCGTCGACAGTTCCACCGCAATTTTTGGGTCGAGAGGATGCGGTTCGAATTGATGGGTTTTGGTCCGAAGGACCGTGTCGTCCTGTGCGACGTGCGTTTTGAGAATGAGAAGGATTTGGTGTTGGAGCTGGGAGGTTCGATGTGGGGTATCCAGCGTCCGTCATTGCGACATCGGAAGGACGAGCACGAGTCGGAAATGAGCATGGATTCGTTTTTTGCGTCGCTTCCCTTGTTGGAGAATAACGGTTCGGTCCAAGAGTTTTATTCAAAAATTGACGCTTATATAAACGTTGTGTTCCTCCAACAAACAGATTCTATATAAACATAAACATGGGCATCCCCACGTTTTTTCGGTCCATCCTCAAGGGGAACCGACGCGTCATCCAAGGTGCCAACGAAGGGGTCCTCGCCGTCGATTATTTCTTTATGGATTTTAATTCCATCATCTACAAGGAGTGGGGGGGTATACCCAAGGAAGTGCGTGAATCGTCGCACGCCAAGATCGAGAAGCTTTTGATCACCAAAGTCGTCGACCGCACCATCCACATGGTCAATCATATCGTGAAGCCATCCCGTATGGCGTACCTCTCCTTTGACGGCCCGGCGCCTCGGGCCAAAATGGTCCAGCAACGGTCTCGACGGTTCAAGTCGGTACAAACTACCCGTTTCCTCGAGGACGCAAAAAAGCGGGTCGCTCCTGCACAAGAAGAAACCACAACGAAAAAATGCGCGGAATGGGATCCGTCGTCGCACATCTGTCCGGGGACCGTGTTTATGGACCGGTTGAGCAAGGGGCTCCAGAAAGCCATGGCCAAGGGTCAATTTAAAACCTCGGTGACGTTGAGCGACAGCAACAACCCGGGAGAAGGGGAGCACAAGATTCTGCCCAAGATTCGCGCGCTCACACAGGCCGAAGACCCTGCGCTCCAACAAAGCACCGTGGTTATCTATAGTCCCGACGGCGACATGATTTCTCTTGGACTACTGACCGAGAAATCGAGCGTCTATATCTTGAGATACATTGACCCACAATCGGAGCACGAGAGCGTCTGGTTGGAAAAGGGGTTTGACCTGCTGTACTGTTCGCTGGACAAGGTCCGTGAGGATTTTTTCAAGCAGATGACCAAGACATACCCTACCGAAAAGGTGAACGAGGGGCGTATCCTGTTGGATTACAATTTCTTGTTGGCCATGGTGGGCAACGACTTTGTGCCTTCGCTTCCCTTTCTCAAGATTCGTTCGGGAGGCCTCGATATACTGCTGGATATCTACAACCGGTTACGACCCCAGTTCCGTGATTACCTGGTGGGGGAGCACGGCAAGAACGTACATACCGAGTTTTTCAAGGCTTTATTTCTTGAATTGAGCAAGATGGAAAACGCCGAGATGCGCAAGGAATACGCCATGCTGGTCCGGGAGTACCACGGTCAAGAAAACAATCGTCGCATGCAACAGGAAAGGGAACTGACCCCGGTCCAACTCCTGGAATCGAGGTACTACCACTTGTGCCTCTTTCATCCGGACCATCCGTGCGCGTCGACGTACCGGAAGTACTGGAACGCCGTGAACTACCACCAGGAGAAGCATGTGTGGAAAGGGCAGTACTACCGCTATTTTTGCGGGTTCCAACCCGATAATCATGCGACGTACAACAGGGACCGGACCGCCCTTGTGCAAAACTACCTGGAATCACTACTGTTTACGTTGCGGTACTACACGGAGGGTTGCCCCTCGTGGTCGTGGTCCTACCGCCACCGCGTGGCTCCTATCCCCTCGGACGTGTACACCGTCCTGGACAAGCAAGGACTCGACATCAACACGCTTCGTTTCGAGAAGGGGGAGCCGTGCACACCCTTCCAACAGCTCATGATGATTCTGCCTCTGGAGAGCATGACGATGCTTCCTCCCACCATCGCATCGTTAGCGTCCTCTCCACGATGGAAGCATCTGTACCCGGTGGATTTCGAGGTGGACGCGCTGGCGGGTATCAAGTATATTTACAGCGAGGCCATCCTCCCCGATAATGAGAGGGAGAAGGAATTTTTAGCAGACATCCGAGAAAAGGAAACGTTGTTGCCTCCTGACCTGCAGGCGCGCAACAGAGTGTCTCCCATGGTCAAGAAATTTGTGCTGTCCTAAATAAATTCATAAGAGTCACAAGGTATCGACGGATGTATGTTTTGTTTTAGTAAGATATATATATTGAATTTTAACTATAAAAATTCAATGAAAACTATGCTACACATTGCGGTGTTGCGGAGAGCCTGTCGTTAATTTTTTTTTTAATTAATAAATTTTTTTTTGTATGTGTAGATAACAAAAATAAAATATGGTGAAAAATCAACAACAGTGCTGGGAAATATATGTATCGATTATTTCAAGTGCCTTGGCAGCTCTCTGGACCGAAGTGAACGTGACCGGATTCCAGACGACGTCTTCCAACTCTTCCATTATTGTAGGTTCAGACCCCACGACAACGGTGTTGACGCCGTCGTCCATTACCACGACGGATGCGTTTCTACTACAAAGCATGACGGTAGGTTCAGACCCTACGGAAACAGTAGTGACGCCGTCGTCGGTGACATCCACTAACGCATTCCTCGAAACTATTGTTCTCCGAGACGTGTCCGGTGACATTGTCACGCTTACGGAATCCTCGACAACGGTCTTGACGCCGTCGTCCATCACTGTAGGTTCAGACCCCACGACAACGGTGATCACGCCGTCGTCCATTACCACCACGGACGCGTTTCTCCGAGACGTGTCCGGTAACATTGTCACGCTGACGCCGTCGTCCATCACTGTAGGTTCAGACCCCACGACAACGGTGATCACGCCGTCGTCCATTACCACGACGGATGCGTTCCTCGAAAGCGTGGTTCTCCGAGACGTGTCCGGTGACATTATCACGCTTGACTACGGTAACGAGTTCCTGCAACTACAAACCCAGCTTTACCAGTTTATTAGTATGTGTCTGGGTTTTGGGAGAAGTCCCAATATGCAATCCTTGAATGCCGCGTATTCGACCTTTCTTTCGAATATCCAGTCCAAGTACGGCAACCAGTATCAGAGTCTTCCATGGCTGTATAACCCGAATAACATTGCGTCCTCCTTATTGTTCTATAATCCCAATCTATCTGATTTTTTCTGGATATTTTTCAATTCACTCGCGTATTCAGGAAGCGTCTATCAAAATTGGTACTCGTTGACACCCTTCAGTGTGGCTCCATACAATAGTTATACCGTCCCACCGACGACTACGGATGCTTCCGGAACGGTATCCGCTAACGCGAACCGAGCGGTCTTTAATATTTTCTTTTACAACGAAGGCACAGGATACTACACGCCTGGTGCTACCTATCCCAATGCAAATACCTTTTATAAATTTACGGGTAATGTAAATTCTATTTCTGTGAACAGCGTGTACCGTACGACGTCACCGTACGGTGTTTGTGGAACCAGCACTGTTGGAGCGTTGTCGGCTACCGGTACCAATCTGAACTATACCACCACCGTCGACGTTTCAGGTACGTCAGGTTCTTCAGGCGCGTTAGGCGCTATTTCACAGGGGGTATTTTTTAGTCCTAATTCAATGCCACAAGCTGCAAATACAAGATACAGGTCCCAGCAATTTTTCAATGTCACGGGAAGCATCAAAGACCTTCTGGGTTCCAATGCGGGCAATCCCAACTGCTTTGCCTATTACGACGCTAATTACCTGGGAACGAATAGCACGGGATATCGACCACTCGATATTTGGTGTGTCAGTGGAACCCAGACCATTTCCAACAGTACTATCATCTACCAGTATCTAGGTTTTATACTACCTTCAGCGACGCCGAACATTACAATTTCCGGTAGTAATATTCTTTTCAAGAACTGCGTTTTCAATGTTTTAGGGCGCACTGCTGGTGTTTTTTCTATTACTGGGTCCAATGTTGTTTTTGATGGCTGTATTTTCCGGAACCTTACCTCGAATGAGACGTGGAACTATTCTGCAACACCAAATGCTCTTGTCGCGTCCTCCCAATTAACAACAAGTACAATATTGGTATCGACTGCTTTATCGACAACCTCTTCTTCCTTTTATTTTATTAACAACTATATCAACTTTAATGTCAATGACGCCATCTATTATAGTAATGGTAGCCAATACTTTAAAAACATTTTGAGTATCAGCACTGGGAGTGCCAGTACGCAAGCTCAAAATTACTATGTATGCAACAATACGCTCGAATCCACGTGGTGTACAAATACATTTGACTCTAGTAATACATCAGCGGTCATGACCATTCAAAGCACTCTTTTTTCCAATAATACCGGTACCGTCAACGTCTATTACCAGGAAAATACCCATCTTGCACAAGAAAATTATATTTTGGATGTTCGTGGGAAAGATTATCCCGATTTATACATCGCCGCTTCCGCATATGTACAACAAACAAACGTAACAATCTATTTCTTGGACCGGAATATCAATGAAGGTTCCAACTTTTTAAAGGTGCTCTTGAATTATGCTTCCGAATACATTCTTTCCAAGAGAACGTCAACGACACCGTTTCTTTATTATAACATTGTATAAAAACGTCGTTGGTAGTCTACTCCCCGATGAAAGTAGAGAGGATGATGAAGCGCATTTTTTTTTTTAAAGTTTGTAAAAAAAAGTTGCCCACCGATTTGTAATTTTTTATGGATACGAGGCCACAAACTGCGGTGTTCCCTTGGTATTCGCGTCCGACTCTTTTCCGTCTTTATTAATCACATTCACGATGGCGCTTTCCGTATTGCCGTTGAGCCACGTCGTAAACGTGTTGGTGAGATGCGTATTGTTGTTGGTGGAACACAAGAAAGACTGCGTCGCCTGTATCGGCGCGTCTCTGAAAAAACTATAACTTCCCATGGCGTACCCCTTGAAATTATTCCCTTGAATGTCCACGGCCGGGTATCCGTACGTCAAAGGATTGGTGACAAAGTAATTGAATTCGTGCTGGAAAAAGACACAAGCCCCGTTATTCCCGACCCAGAGGACCGATTCCTGATTAAAGTGTTCCGACGCCAATCCAATGGCGACGCAGCCGTCCCCGTTCACGACCAATCCATGAGGCGCTTGGTAGATATCACCTTTTCCAGGAGCTAGCGTTCCCTCGGTATTGTGGTCGGCTTGCCACAACCATATATTGTTGAGGTAGCATTCGTCCCCGTTGACAAGAAGCATGCTCGTGGTGATGGTAGCATAAGGAGTGGGTCCACCGTTTCTCATAAACACGTCAAAGACGGACACGTTGTGGCTCTCGATTTGTAAGAAACATTCGATGCTTCCCGACTGTCCTGAAAAATTATCAAACAAGAGAGAACTGATGACCCCCTTGTCTTTGGTAAACGTAATCTTGGCTTGATTCGTAAATCGTAACACCGGCATCCCCACACCGATGAGATTCGAACTCACGGTAATGCTGTCGGAAACGATGTAAATCCCGGCAGGAAGGATAATATTTTGATTCGAAGACTGGGATAATAATAGCGTAATATCGGGCGCGGTCCCTCCTGCGGTCAGTTCCAAAATATTGTCATGGGTAGGTGAGACGGAACCAGGGTCACATGAATAGCTCGTGTCCCCAAACGTCGTCTTACCATCCGTGCCATGTACGAGAATATAGTCGCCGTTTTCATTCAAAATTAAAACGGGTGGTTTCTGGATATTGTTGGCAGGAATCGCAACGTCGTTGGTGGAAACCACCGTGAATTGGGCCTGTGGAGAAGGACCTCCTTGGGTATACGGAACATAACTTTGTGGCGACGGTGGGTTTTGACAACCATAAAAGACGATGCTCCACGCACCACCGGAAACCGCTTTGGGGTCCGTAAAGGACAGATTCTGGGCCAGGTACTGTTGCTGGCTGCAAAAATTAAGTTCTTTACCAATGACACAGTCGGAGATGAATCCCCCGCTGTTGTATTCTGCCCCGCCTCCACAGCAAGAAAAAGGATAACTGTCTTTAGCGGCGAGTCCGCTGCATAAGATGAACAATTCATCAAAGGTGCAATAACGAATGGGACACGCCTGTGAAATCGATACACTACACGCTTGAGTGAAACGGAGGTTGGTCGCCGAACGCCAGAAATTATCCAACCCTCCCAGTGTGCATGATTCTGGATTGTTCGAGGAAGGGACGGGAGTGGCGCTTCCCATGGGTTGGATAAAAAGCGATCCCAATTGTACTTGCGACGTCGCATTCGTCCCTATAATACTGGCATAATAAGTAAGATAAATATCCAACGAGGTGGCATTTTCATGGAACAATACGGTGTGGGGAGGAGTGTAGAATTCCACGGGAAGATGGTCTGCACAGTCACAGTAGGTACAACTGGGATTGGTAAACGTAAGAGGTAGCGCGGTTCCTGGAGAGTACACCGTGAACGAATAATAGCGAGTGGGGTCAAAAGGCGTCGAGGAAGGCGTCGAGGTAGGTTTCGGAGAATAGGTGGGCGTGGGCGAGTAGGTGGGCGTCGGAGAATAGGTGGGCGTGGGCGAGTAGGTAGGCGTCGGAGAGTAGGTGGGCGTCGGCGAATAGGTGGGCGTGGGCGAGTAGGTAGGCGTCGGAGAATAGGTGGGCGTGGGAGAGTAGGTAGGCGTAGGAGAATAGGTAGGCGTAGGAGAGTAGGTGGGCGTGGGCGAGTAGGTAGGTGTGGGCGAGTAGGTGGGCGTCGGAGAGTAGGTAGGCGTCGAGGCGGGTGATTTTTTCTTCAACGCCAGGACAAGACCCCACGTAAGTAGTCCGAGAATTATAACGACGACGACAGAGAACGTGGCGATAACAATCGTTTTATTGCTCCTTGTTTTGGATGATTTTCTCATGTTTTTTTTTAGAAAAAATAAAATAAAAACTTGGCGAGTACTAGAGAAGAATGTTGCCCAAGTATCTACAATCCCAATTAGCCCTCTCGGACCTGTTGGCGGTCAGCATCAATACGAGTAATAGCTGTAGCGTGACCAACGGTCCACGCCCCGACCGCCTCACGAAATTCCTTTTGGCGCTCAATGCTGCCAAGGCCCTCGAGAACCCCAATCTGTCGGCGCAAGACTATGTGTTGGCGCTCTCCCTTCTGAACAATTACCGGTTCGGGTACTAACTAACTAGCGTGTGTACCGACGGTTACCAAATTTTCGAGTTAAGAATCCAACGGATAGAGCGGTTTCGTAATACGGTGAATGACGCCATTTAGTCGCCAGATGTCGAATTCGGTCACATACACGTTCTCATTGAGCATCATCGTCGAAGGACCTTGGACAACCGCACGGACCATCTGTCCCTTGCTCGACGTCTGCAGTTGCTGGTACGGCGACGTGAAGAGGACGTCCTTGGGAAAATAACCAATCATGAGGTGGTACTTGACGATGCGTCGTGCTGTGTCCACATCGGCATTCAGCACGACGTTCTCATCCAAATTATCCGGTAAAAAGACGGTGCCTCGGAAGCTGGGGTCGGCAAACTGCCAGTCGAGACGAGCGGTTTTCACCAAAAAAGCGTAGGTAGGCGCGTGCTTTTGCAGGTAGCCCATGATGGTGTCCTGGGGGTAGGTGGTGGGGCACGCGCCCACGCCCAACACCTTGGCGGGTTCGGCAAAATCGTAATCAAAAAAGGGGTACACCCCTTGCATCGACACCATGATAATTTTTTGTTTGTTTTATAATCAAAATAATATTTTTGAAAACAAACAAAAAAAAAAATGTCCACGACGACGACCGAACCTACCAATACCATGCAGGTCATTGCCTGCGTCGTATTTTTCTTCTTCATCTTTTATTTCATGCAACGGAAAAAATACATCATCGCCGTGATATGCGCGATTGCGTTTGCGAATTACGTCGCCATGAACCTCAATATGGGTATTATCGCGGATTCCAGTGGTCACCAACAGGACTACATCCCACGCTACGTCGACTGGTCCCTGACCACTCCCCTCCTTGTTCTCACCCTACTTCTCAAGTGCAGGGTCAAGGACCCCAGCGTGTACGTCCTCGTGCTGGCCATGGACGTTCTCATGGTGTACACCGGGTTTCTCGCCGCCACGGTCACGAGCAACGAAAACAAACGAAATGTCCTTTTTGCCACGTCGTGCTTCTTTTATCTTGTACTCTTCTACCTCCTTTTCACACGGTGCTATGC